GCCATGGATCCGTTAGGATCTACACTTTGAGGAGTGTACCCTGATCTAAGATCAAATTATAATGCGATGATTTAAGTTAATAAGACTATCTAGCGATGCCCTCTTCAGTACTGAAGAATGCAGACGCTTGAATATCATTAAGCACATCTGCTAGGTTGCCACGTAGTGGCACTAAACCTATACGTTGTGCTATAACAATAATAGCAAGATGACGGATCTGTGATGCATATATATCCTTCCGTAATCTACTATGGGCCTTAGCAGGTGATATGGCTGCATTAGCGATAAATGAATCGACAATGCGAGCCTCAACTTGTTTCAAGGCCGCGTCATTAAAGGATGTATGCAGACCGCTAACCTCGCGACAAAGACGAGTCATAATGGCGGCATACACCTTGTCATCATGACCTTTAAACGCCTTCGCCACATTCACTAAATACTCAATGGCAGCGAATCGTGCAACTGCTACCTCAGCATTAATGAATGGTTTAACTAAGAAGTTTGAATCGAGATAACCACGGCCTAGTAGATCCAGGAATTGTGCCTTTGCCTCGAACGTTTCAGTACCGGCTTGGACTTTGAGAAACAATTCCTTGTCTAGGTCGATTAACTCAAGCGAGCTAGGATCACCATATACGTAATTATTAATTACTTCTTTTGGTAACACTTGTACGCGGTCACCCTCGTAAAAGTCGCCATCCCAATCATCGAGCAGGAGAAGTGCTTCTGCAGGATCCGCTAATCGCGCTTCATCCATAACTGCGGCACTAGAAACAGGCACATAGTCAACTCCATTTAGATCGGCCTTATATAGAAGTGTAAAATTACCACTATCTGTCAAAGCAAGGCTGACGCGATCAACTGTGCACATAGCAAGTATATGCAGAGTCATATCAGAAGGTATCATAATAGAGTAAACGCCTGATGGCACATAATAACCTGATTCATCTGAAACCACACGTGATAACTCGGATGTGAGTAGATTAACAGATCTGCTTGTGGCAAGATGCGTCATAACTTCACCCTGTACCGTGGCAAGAAAGGATTCGATCATCGGTTGAGCAAGAATCTGGTGACGTGTCGCGTCAGTGTCATATACAACTGAATCTAAGACCTGAACGCTAACACCGCCCTTGAAATTCTGACCAATAACTACTGCCAATGGGCGACCTTTATCAGTATAAACAGTATGCTTAGTGAATTTATTCTTAAATTCATCACGTGAGATACGCTTAAAACGAGATACATCACGCATACGAGCTACGATCTGATCGACTTTCATTAATAACGCAATATCAGAATGAACGCGTGTATGGCGCCCAATCGACGCAGCTAATGCGATCATGGTTGCATCTGTAGCTAGATCAACGATCGAGGGGTGATCGAGCAAATCACGATCTACTTTGCTCTCAGCATATGCGCTAGGATTGATTCGAATACGAAGAACTGATAACACGTCTCGTACTTGCCCTTCTATTTCACCTACCCTGCGAAGTTGCGCACCAATCAAACGTAGCTTATCCGTTATCCTATCTATAATAATGTTTGAATACTCGATACGCTTACCTTCGGGTGCAACGGCCAGTTTAAGAATATCAAGATGACGTTCGACGTCTGTTCGAATAAGCTCGTGAACGACAGTATCAAGATTCGGTATCAGATCTTTCTTAACCTCTACTTGAAAATGGTTACGATCGTTATTCATTCCTACTATACCAAGGTTTTGGAGCGCATATACCAACAAGTCGGTAACCACCAAGGCGGCATCCACGCCAACTCCAGATTTGCTGACTGTGTCATATACAGTAAATCTAGTAAATAAGGGGGTGCCCAGGTTGACCCTAAAGTTTCCGGGCATAAGCGATGCCAATATTGAGCTGACCGCATCGGCGTTTGAGATTACCTTAGCAACCTCGGCACGCACTTCATGATTAGCTAAGCGATGGGTGACCATATCTATGTTAATTGGCGCCTCGAGAACGGAGATAGGGCGAACGCTGAAGGCATGAATGTCAATGGTTACTGAAGTAATTGCTACATCGGCCATGATCTTACCCGGCTCAATCGCGTGTTGAAAGGCGCGATTTACAAAGGCGCGTGATGCCATATCGACGAACGGAATTTGTTCATCACGATCGGCAAAGTCTGTTTTAAGATTTGAGAAAATCTGATTTAATTCAGGTTTTTCTGAAGAGTTCTTTGTTGATTTCTTAGTTGCCATTTTATTATTCCTTAATTTGTGAAAAAGTATTATGCCAATACAGATGGATGTAAGCTACGAGTTGCTCTTCCTAATGCATCATCCCAATCTGTATTAACGCTTGTCGAAATGACTGTTTTGTTATCGACATCGCCAACGAACGGCGTATCGGTGTTCGGAGTCCATAAACGAGTAAAGTCATGACGTTCACCACTCATATAGTCACGTACCCTATATCTTGCCGAACCTTTAGTTGTGAGATTTATCAGACCGTTGATGCTACTTACGGCAGCTTCACTGTAGGCCTCGTAAACTTCGCGATCATCTGTCGTCAAGTTCATCGCGCCAACAATTACCTTACCTGCTCTAGCAGCGACAGCGGAAAGGTTGGACATCTCTTGAAGCGCCGAAACATTGACACCCCCTTTTGATAAGTTACCTCGCGTATAAACAAGAGCTTTCATTGAATCAATCAAAAGTCCCTCACCACTATTGACATCACCAATGAAGTTGTGAATAGTCTCACAAAATTCGTCTAATGATGTCGCTGAATCAGGATCGGGTTCGAAAAACTTAACTACTGGCCATCCAGTTAGGGACCGAAGCTTGTTCAAGTAGGTGGTTTTACCACTTGATCCCATGCCTAGAACGAGATTAAACCCTCTACCTAAAATGATGCTTCCATTATCAATTGCAATGGTGGCTACGTCAGCTAGATCATGCCTAGGCAATTTGGAGTACGTAGCATCAGCGATGCGCCCATGAGGAAATGAGCTGCCCGCAATTTTAATAAACAGGTCAGGCTTGATAATCTTAACAACGTGATCATCCCTATATAGCTCGTTAATTGAATCTGTCTCAATCATAGATTTCTCCTTGATATAATGAATTTAAAATTGGATCAATTTCATCAGCCGGAATAGACATAACGAGTGCATCGAGAGTCTCGGTACTTAAATCGTTAATATCTATAGAATAATGGATTTTATCTGGGTCTAGTATCGCTTGAGCATCCTGAATTGAGGTTGCGTTGGGCAATATTAAACCCGTTTGATCCATGTATTTGTCGACGATTGTATTGATATTTGAATATTCAGGGAAGTTCTTCTTCCAAGCCCATTGTACTATTGATTCAACTTCATCGTACACAGGTGCCTTCCCAAATAATACTTTTCTTTCGTAATAGCCAAAAGGCCAGAATTTTCTAAATTTAGAATCGATACCTCTCTCAGCGACGAAGAATTTATCAAGATAGGAGATAATCGAAGGAACTAGTTCCAATCTATCATCTCTTCTGATAATTACGTCTCCGATAAAGGAACCACCAGTCTCAACATCAAACTGAAAATATGTAGTTCTATCCTCCTTATTAGAATTTTCATCTTTGATCTTGTTAAGTAAAGCAGATCTAAGCTGTGCATCGTTTAGTAGTAGGCGACAATCATCTCCCATATTTAACATTGCGTACTTAGGATGTGCGCCTTTTAAGATGTTGGACATACCAAACTCCAACACGTCGTGAGTCACGTCATCGATCCAGCAAAGATAAGCAAAGACCATCATAAATTTGCCAAAATCAGAAACTGTGGCGATACCAGACATAAGGCCCGGATTTAAATTAAATGACAGCTTATCCAACGGATCACCCATCCATCTACCAGGCTGGACACCGTCCACACTTGGTTGGAAGTAGGGGGCATGATGTGCTTTCCTGTACAACGAGATCATACCGGGAGAAAGATACTTCTCCAAACACTTCAGCCAATGGTCCATAGCCCAAGCCTGACAGGATTGATCAAACTGCGTTACATCGAGATCAACCGCATACTTGAATTTTCGAACCTTGTCCAACTTAGCCTCATGTGTGGTGTGATGCCACGTAAAGGCGTACTCATGCGCATAATGAGCCCTAACCGCATACTGAACGACATTGATCAGAATGTTTGGTGGTAGAGCCATCCCACATACAGTGCGCATACGCATTGCGGACACATCATCGATCACCCTGCCATCTATACGGACAGTTTTATCAGCTGCGAACCTTCTGCCCTTCAAGCCACCAGTACTCGCGTACTCATAGTCATTGACGAATCGTTGTTTGCCAGGTGGATCTGATTGTCCCCTGACACCCATGAAGTAGGCAACGACAAAGGCGTGCTCACGAGCGAGACCGGTTAGATCGTCGCGCATTAGCATATCTAGAATCGACCCGTGATTCTTCAATACGTGCTTTACTAGACTCATTTTCTCACTTGAATCAGAGGTGAAAAAGGGAAAGCCGGAAGATGAATCTTTCGGAACTCTAAAGTTTACACGCTTAGCCTTACCCCACATCAGATCCACTAGGTCCTCAAATATACGCTTGTGACGCTCTTTGAGGAATGCTTTAGGAAGTCGCATTTCTGACGCGATTCTATCGTTATCCCTAGGCAGATATGTAAGCGGAGTCATGCCGATACCACTTAGTGTCCTGATACGATCAAAGGATCCGTTAACGCCGTTAATACCCGCAAAGCCTTCATCAGTTGGTTCAAACTTCAACTTAGAATTCGCCTCATATGATACATCGCGGAGAAAACCGATATAACCTGGATCGGTCGATCTGGTACCGGGAAGCATTAGATTACCACGTTGATTTGGCACGCGATCCCAAACTGGGGAACGTGAACGCCATAGCAGTTGATTACCTCGACCAGATGGTAATGGAATGCCATTTTGTATCTGTGTACGAGCGCGTTTCATTTACTCGATTTCCTCTTGATCAACTGATGGAGATGGTCCAAATTGTGCGTCAGGTTTGGATCGTCGAGTAAGAACTGAAGCTTCATCAATAGATTCAACAACGTCACGCGCAGCGCGATCAGTTGGTTTCTCGCGTCTACCACTCAACTCGCGTTCTAAGATATCGTATGATACTTTATCTAGTGGGAATGTTACTTGATCGAATAGTACGTCATATTCACCACTTGGCGCGCCAACTAATGCGGATGGGACCCATGGAACCTGATCTTGATGCTTTATCAGAGTTGACAATAGATCGAAATCATCAAAGACTAATGCTACTGGCACCTTATCTTCATGATGTACCAAAGCGCTGCAGACTTCACGTATATTCGTAACAGTAATTGCGCGAATAGGCGAGCCTTCAGGTAAGACCGCGCCTCTTGGTAAGACAAAGGCATTCGGTCTGTTTATTGATTGTTTCATTTTAAATCCTTTCTTTTAGAGAAATGTAGACCTAGAGATTCGATTACTTTAGAAGAGTTACCAGCTTCAACTTGGTATTCTTCGCAATCTACTAGGTTCTTAAGGATGGATGCAACTTCGTCCTCAGTTCGAATACCTGAGTGAATTGAGTGTGATAACCTGCGCACGATGTTCTGCGCTGACAGGAGTGGATAACCCTGGGATTGCAAGGCCTTCACAACTAAATCCTGCGATATCCGAATACGCCCATATTTGATCGTCGGTTTGTGCATTACGCAACTCCATAGTTATTGGGACGAGTACATGAGTACCGTCTGATTCATAAATATCAAAGAAAGATTGCTCAACCTGTTTTGCGACGCTTATCAGTCCGTGCTTTCGCAAAGCATCACAGGTTTGAATTAATTTCTCTATGTGTGTAGAAGCTATTTGACGTGTCAAACGAACACTAAGAACTGCAATTACGTTTGAATCATCAGGATCATTCTTACTCATGATTGTCCGCCTCCACACATTTATTATGTTGTGTAGGCAGCATCCACCAGGGAATACCCTTTAAAACAGTTTTCGATATGGTCATGTTATTCTCCTTGTTATTAAAGATAAACCAAACTACAAATATATTAGAATTAGCACATGTTGTACTCCTCCCTTATTTGAAAATTATTAGGATAGCTCAGACTTCCCTTTGCTTAATAGGTATACATTCAAGTCATGCATGCTTTTAGACCCCATGTTAGGTAGAGCTCGGATCTTATCATATCCAAGATCATAAAGCTGATTGAAGGTAGATATATTAGCAGCGGTAAGACAATTAGTGACACGCAACGGCAACTTAGCAAGTTCAATATGTTGTGTATCATTTAATTGATTGTCTAATAGAGTCCTTTGTTCTTTATTAGATTGGATTTTAACTTGTTCAATCCACTGCAAAGTAGATGAATTAAAGAAATCGACTCCTAATAGCTCATTTGCATACGCACAGAAACCATATTCAACCACCATCCTCAAACGGAAGTGATAGTTAGGATGCGATTCACGAAGAAGATAAGCCCCACGCAAACGACGTGCAGACTGCTTAAGCATGTATCTAACCCACTCACCAGTGCGATTCCACTCACTAGCTAACTTAGCATAGGTGGCACCATTTCGATTGCGATCTCCAAGATAGATCCCAATAATGAATTTGTCGCCTTCTATTTGACTAGGTTGTCTACTGTTCAACAGATGCGCGTGACGCATCTCATCGATTGTACGATTAACTTTCACTATGATAGCTCCTTCTATAACTTGATTTATTAATGGAAAAGAACCTATTTTGTTTAATCTATGTATACATGTAATACTCCTATATAATTAACTAACGATTGATGTGCTATGCCGGCAGTTGCATAAAAAAGTGTCTGAATCATTGACTATGTTCGCTGTTATTTTCATTCATAGTCGACTTCCGCGGGAACCAACCCTTACCTCTAAGTCTTGCAGAACCTCGAACCCAATCTTCAGTTCCACGCAATTCACTTATCGTAACGCGTCAACGTACTGCCTCATGCTTTGTTATCGGCTTCCGAACCATTTCGTACAAGATCGTGATAGCACATAGAGTCGTCGCACCCAGTATGCACA